CTGAAGCTGGTGAGAGAATAACAATAGCATATTCAGTATCTGCTTCCAAGAAAACAGGTGATTCAAATCTTATTCTTGTGGGGATTGGTTCAAATGGATTTGAAGTATTGATTCGAATATCATTAGGATTCAATGCAATTTGTGTGTAGTCTTGAACTAGGAAAGATGTTGGTGTTCCCAACTCCATTGTTCTCAGTTCAACAAAAACTTTGGCTCCAGGATCTTTTGTAGCAAAATACAAGTCAAATGATGTTAAGAATGCACCTTGCCCATCAACAGTAAATGATTGTGCCAATGGATCTCTATGTGGCGCTTTTACCTTTACCTCAACCTTAGTTTTCTTTCTTTTGGGTTTGGGTGGATTTCTAACAGAAATACGACTGGTCTCTTGTGTCAGAACAGTTCCACTACCACTATAAGATCCAAGTGCTTCAGAAGCGAATACTGTAGATCCAGGAAGAACTACTGTATTAGGTGGAACTGCAGTGACTTTTACGGTCTTAGTTCCACTCTTAACTCTTACTGGTGGTTTTGGATTTGAATTTGGATTTCTGAAGAAAAAGTTTGCAACAATATCTCCCCAATTATCAGAAATTAATTCTGCACGATCAATTCTACAAACTGCACCAGAGGTACGACCAACAACTTTAGAACCTTTTTCTACATATCCATAGAATTTTTCCCCTCTAGAGAGTACCCTTACACCAAAGTTGATCAATCTAGATGTAGCAGAATATGTATCGCTAGGTGCTGGTCTATTTCTATTGTATGGATCAGTAGAATAAGTTTCTACAAGAACTGATGGGGATCCAAGACCAGCACCAATGTCTGGTCTAGAAGTATCACCAAATTTATGATTTGGTTTTTGAATCCTCATCACACCAATTTTTTTACCTGTGGAATCAAAAACATTCGCTTCTTCAAAAACCTGGAAAGTTCCAGATACCATAGTCATTTCACATAATTTTGGAACAACGTCAACCTGCTGACTATCAAGATACAAATAATGTTTTGTATAGGGTCTCAAACCATTGGCATTGAAGTATACGTTTCTTGAACGCATCCAAGGATCTACTTCTCCAGAGATCTTTACATCCTCTACATAATTAAATTCTCTTGAAGGTCCTTTAAGTTTTGGTTTATACTTGGTTGTTGTAGTAATTGTAGTAGTTGTAAATGCTCTAGTTTTTCTTTCACCTCTACCACCACCTTTTTTATAGGTAACGTATTCAGTTTTCTTATCAACATCCTTAGTAGTTGTTGCTTCTTGTTTCCACTTAGCACCTGTTGATTCAGTTCTATGATTATTAACATAGATTGTTCTAACCCAGTTATCAGATTGAGGATCTAACTGAACACCACCAACAAAAACAATGACATTAAATGGATTGACATTTTCAACATTGGTGGCATGAGGTTGATCAAGCCAACCAATTTCTTCGTACTTAAGTGTCAGAAGATCACCAGTCTTTTGAATATTTGAATCTAACAGTCTTAAATTCTGTGAGAGATCTGATTTAGTTGTATCAATTGCAGGATCAAATGCCAACTGTGCATCCATTGACCAGAAATCTACAGGAGCAATAGCAGTTGCACCTTCTTTTGCAATATCAAGAGTTGAATATCGAGGATCCATCAAAGACTTATCTCTGAAGTCAGATACAATAAATCCAGATTTGAATCTATCAAGACCATTAGCATCGGTAACTGCTAATGTTTTTGCGTTCATCTCTAACATTGAGAGACTAGTAACTTCTTCAAGATTTTCAATTCTATCTTCAAGTTTTCCAATATCCCTCATTGTAAATCTTCTATTATCACGAAGAAGAATTTGAGGTTCTGATGTTGGGTTAAACAAGAAAGGAGGGTAAGAAATCTGTGCGATTTCCATTGCATCATCTGCCAAAACTGGTGGTTGTGGGAAATCTGAAGGTTCTCCCTTAATTACTTCAACATCACTAAGACGATTAATTGTTACAAGATCAATTCTTGGGAGATAATAACTATATCCTAGGAATGAAGACTCATCTGGTGAAACAACATACTTATAGTTGTACTCATATTCTCTACTAGAAAATGCAAAAGGTGACGCATTAGTTGCCACATCAAAAGCGGAAACTCTTGGTCTAAAATCTAAAAAGTCTGATGCAAGAAGACCATTTGGAAGAACTGGAAGATCACTTCCATATCTGTCTTGAGAGTAAGAATTGACCGTAAAGATATCACCAGTATTATTTGATCCTACAGCATAGGAATCAAAAATTACTAACAATTGACGAGAAGGAATTGCAACACCATCTCTTCTTATAATTCTAGAATAGTCACAATATTGATGACGATGACCTTTATCCAATCTGTAATTTGGAGTTTTATTAACGTAACTTCCAGGATTTATTTCTTGGATAACTGCTGATACTGCAGATTCTTTGAATTGAACAATTTCACCAACTGTAAAATTATTTGTATTCAATTTTACATAATCAATAGAGTTTGCTGTTGTACGAACAACTTGAGCAACTGCTCTACTATCTTTACCTACAATTTTTTCTCCAACTAATACATTCTGGTCTAAAGCAAGACCTGTTGCAAATGTTAATTTATCAAGAACAGGTGCAGAGGTATCGGTAGATTCATAAATTGCACGAACATTGACTACATCAGGTACGTTTAATGAAATTTCTTCATCTTCAATTCTTGTTCCATAAAATTTGCTAGTTGTTAAACCTGCAACTACAGAAACTCCACTTGTTCTAACAATTGATAAAGTATTGGATCTAGTAAAATCTTTTGTTTTATTGGTAACAGATCTTTTTCTCAACGTAACGTTGACAGTTACTGGATTATTATTGGGTAAACCAGAGAATGTTACAGAGTCTCCATTAGAATTGAGGGTAAACATTCCACTGTTCAGTTCTACAGGAGAACCATTATTTTCAGTGATTGTATATCTCTCTGCATCAAATGCTTCATAAAATACGCTTGTAATTCCAGCATTTACGTCAAGAGCATCTGCCACTGTCAATGTAAGACTATTAGAAGATACAGACTTACCTGTAATTTGTTTTGTGATAGTTAATTCCGAACTTGCAAGATCAACGGAAGAAATTTTTTCAACTGGAAGTGTAGAGTATAAACCATTACTACCATATTGCCTGATTCTGGGAACCATCAGGGAGAATGTATATCCAGATGCATTGTTTACAACAGTACGTCGGTTAACACCCGCGACTATTACAGGAGTAGCTGCTAAAGTTATTGCAGTTCCATCTGCGCGAATTGCACTAACTCTATTGAAAGTTGGATCTGCATTACCAGTTTGATACTTGATAATGCTATTAACTTTAATTCCACCCTCTTTTGGTGTAAAGTTTCTACCAGCTACCCTACCTGTATTTCCACCACTAACAACAAGTTGATCTTTTGCACCAAAATCAGCAAGTTCTTGCTCATAAAGGACAGTATCTGCAATAAAGTTTGTGTGTAAACTTGTGTTTAGAGCATCAGAATCTTGGAATATTGATTTAATGTCTGATGTGTCAAAGAAACTAGATGCAGTAATAGAAGTCTTATACTCCCCATTTTCATTGATAATGATTTGCTCACCAACTATGAATTTTCCTGAAGTTTGCGTTAAACTATAACTATTTCCACTGGATGCCGACAAATATCCAGTAGCACCACTAGAGAGACCTCTAAAATATGAAGTCAATGGTACTTGATCTGTTTGATTATATGTATTAGCGAGTGTCAGAACTGTAAAAGTTTGAATATCATAGAGGTATAAATCCCATTCAGTTGAATTATTTTTATATGGTGCATCGGATACACCAAACCAATATACTCTTGCCTCACCCACTTTCGTTGTTAATCCTGCACCAGATGCACTACCAACATTAGTATTACCCGATCCGTTTCTTCTTTCACCATACAGTTCGATAACGTTAGAATTAGTTCCACCACCTGCTGCGGTTCCACCAATATTGATATATGGAGTTCCGTGAACATTATTAACCTTGACTAAACTTCCAAGAGCAAATGAGATGTTTGAATCCTTTACTCTTTTTGTGGTTCTTGGTTTTTCTACATCAATTACACTAGATCCAACAAGATCAACATCGAATCCTCTAACATATGCAGTTCCAGCAGAGACTCTAACACCCATCAAATCATTTGTGGGGGTATTACCTTGGTCAGTTACCTCATCCTCTCTGAAGAGACCACCGTTGCCAGTCTCATTGTTCAGTGAATCGACGACATCTACTACGAAATTATCAACAGCATAATTTCCAGACTCCTCAAAAGTTCTCTTAGCAAAGTAGTCTTTAATAATATTATAGTTTGATTTATCTTGAAGTTTTTTGATTACACCTTCATCAATTTTTACCAACTCAACAAAAGTGGTATCATCATAATCAGTAAGTTGTTTCTTAGTTAATCTAAGTTCAATTTTAAGTCTATCTGCTCCAGGTGCAGCATAGTTTGTAAAACCTTTTGCATTATCGTTTATACTTGGATCTTGATCTGAGTTTATGATTTCCTCAATAATATCAAATCCAACTCTAAATGATGGTTCATTATCATAGGGATCAAGAACAATTTGAGATTTTTGAACATCAACAAATGTTCCTCTGATAAAATATACACCTTCCGCAACACCTACAGCATATCCAGTTTTAGTTGCTTCTACCGAGTTTAATGTGAAGACAGTATCACCAATTACTAATGTTGTATTACCATAGGTTATATTTTCTTCAAGTTCTAATATCTCACCATCTTCAAATTCAACACTAGTTCCGTCAACAGCACCGTCTTGATACTTGACAAATAAAGTAATCTCTTCAACACCCTCTTCTGGTGGTAAAAGATATCCTTTAATAGTTCCAATAATTTCAGAATTTTGCCCCTTTACCTTCGTACCTCTACCATTGTTTGCATTTACAATAGCATCCAAATATATTGTAACATCTAATCCTAAGTGATCTTTATTTACCTTTACTGTAGTAAATGCATTATCACAGGAGATTCCTCCAGGAATCACCATAGAACCTTCTTTGAAGATATGACTACCAAAGGATTCTATCTGATTCTGCAGAATAGATTGAAGACCTGTTAACTCTCTAGCCTGAACAGGATACCCAGGCTTAAACAGAACCTTATAAAAATTATCTGCCTTATCAAAGTCATCGTAATAAGGGCTTACGTTTAAATTCGTCTTTTGTGGCATTTTTTAAAATTCCAGTATAATTTTGAGGTCTTCTTTTTGGCGTGCGTTTCTAGCAATGCTAGCCCTATTGTCAAGATAAATTAATTGTCCTGACCCTTTATTTATTTCAGGAGATGCCATCCCACTTGTGAAGTCAACGCCAAGATTAATTAACTTTGTTCCGGTTGGATTAGTTGTAATTCCTGCAAAAGCAGTGTCAATTGATGCTGAAAAATTAGATATCTTTCCAGTAACTACACTTGCGGATGATTCAAAATTGTATGCTCTTCCACTTGTTGATATTCCAGTATAATCTTGCTGATTAAGAGTTGTTGCATTATAGTAGAGGGATCTGTCTCTAAAATACTTCAAAACTTTAGTTTCACTATCATATGAGGCAACATATCCGAATGCCTTTCCTCCGGTTAATAAGTTTTGTTCAATTTTTTCGCCAATTTTTGGTGTTCCTGTGATTGAAAGGAATTTAAATGAATTTAATCCAGAGAATGTATTTTCTTGATAATTATCACTAGTTCCAGATTTGGTTGGATTTTTTACGATACCTACCTGAGCAAAACTTGTATCAATTGGAAAATCTTTTGTTGAGTCATCAAATCTTGCATATACAAGAACTTTATCAGTTCCTAACTCGGTATAAACATCAAATCCATGACCCTTTGCTGGAGGAATCACAGGAATCAAATGTGCGTTAGTACCAGTAGTATTGGAATTGATGGATCCTAAATCAACCAGAGCATAACTGTAATCTTTTCCACCAGAAGTTACGACAGTATTTGTAATTTTACCGCCTTCAACATCAACTCTTACCTTACCACCAGTACCATCACCAATAATGCTCATTTCTTGCCCTAAACCATTTGCATAGTTAGAACCAGAATTTTGAATGAAAACCGTTTTTATCTGATTCTCATTTATGTCAGAGTTTGCAGCTTCTCTAATAGATCTTATTTGTGCGTCAGTGCTAGTTGACCACTCATTTGGTACTGTAATATATTCTGTTGAATCGAACTTAATAATATCACTTGGACTAATAGTAAACAAATACTTCCAGATATATCCATCACCACTATCACCTGCTCTAGATGGTTCTAAATCTGTAAAGGTTGGTTCATCCTGAGATACATTACCTTTTGGATTATCGCCACTAGAACCATTTTCAATACAGATATAAACTCTGAAATCACTGTTAATTACATAGTAATTTGCATCATACAATCTAGATGCATTTGATAAAGGAGCAGGATTTGTGATGCTATAGTCATCACGATAGATTTCATATCTATTACCAGAAACCCAATCAATTCTTCTAACAAGTCTCCTTACGTTAGCAGAACTAATTTTTTTCCCATAAAGAACAACATCACCAGCATGACTATTGTATGCAAGGTTATCAATGGGGGAAGGTGGGTTAGTATTCCAAGCAACAGTTCTACCATACCCAACAATAGTTGGATTTGGTAGACCTACAGTAATGTAATATGAGTTAGAAGAATTTTCTACTGACTCAACAAAATTGCTGGCATTTAGAATTCTAAATTGATCAGTAACAATTGCTGACATCGTTATCTTTTTTATATATTTATAGTAGATTATAGAATATAGAAATTCAGAATATTATCTGATTGAATACTTACACCATCGGCGCGTGGTTTTGTGGAACGAACTGCTCCAGTTTTACCTTCACCAAAGTTTCCTCTTCTTTGAATAGTTGGGAATGTTGACAACTCTGAATCAACTGTTAGTCCAGTGACTCCGATTGCAATACCATTTCTATTATCATAATTAAATATTCTTCCCCAAGATAAAGTTCCAAGAGAAGTTGTCAATCCTGCATTATTATCATCAAAGTTTCCATTTTCCAAAATTCCAATAATTGGACTGTTGGAATGGACGTTACAAGTAATTTCTGCGTTTGAAGCAAGACTTGTAATATTATTTACAATATAAACATTGTCTAAGAATGTAGTACCAATACCAACAACCGCACTATCGCTACTATTTACCGAGGTTACTCCATTTCCAACTGTTGTGTTATAAATCATTACAGGATAACCGACCTGTAAATCTAAAGCATCAGAAGCAACTTCTGCTTCTCCATTAACACCATAATCTTTCATTGCACGGAAGTTAAACTTAAGTGCTAATGGATGACCACCCGTACCAACAGAAGTGCTGATTCCAGTAATAATTCCACTAAATCCTTGAACATTGCTAACATTAGAAACATTCTCTGATGCTGCTCTTGGTGTTTCAATAATTATCTGTGGTGGATTTGTATTTGTATATCCAAATCCAGAATTTGTAATTGAAATAGCAGTAACTTGACCATTGGATATAGTGGCAGTTCCAGTTGCAGTGGTTCCAATTCCAACACCAATTTCTTTTGGAGCAGAAAATTTGATATCTGCAGAAGTAACCGTATATCCTACACCAGCATTTGTGATTGATACATTAGAAACAGTTCCAGCAACCGAAACTGTAGAAGTAAATGCAGCAGAGACTGGTTCAATAGAATCCATCATAAATGCATCAAATGTAAATGTATTTTGACTTAAGTCGAGAATTATTTCATCATAATCAAAGAATTGTGCATTATCAACAAAAATATCAGAAGATGTGGATGAAACATCACCAATGATTCTTGCTGTTGGGAATACTTTAGTTTCTAAAATTGGTCTTACTTTACTAATAAGATCCCCTTTAACAAATTTGTCTTTTTTCTGTTTGATCCAATCAAATGGTCTGAAGATAGTATCATTAACACCTGGACCACTGTAAATATCTGTCTCAAAGATATCTGATCCGGTGATTTCAGTGATACTTCTTTTGCGAAGTTGATCTGCAGTTTCATTAAAATTGGGATGCTTTCTTACAAAGACTTCATCACCAATCTTAATAGTTTCAGTAGTTTCAACTTGAGTAACATCTACACCATCAATACCTAAGTAGAAGAAAATATCAACTTTATCATTTGCTTTGGGTGATTCAGTGAATACGAATGATGTTCCGCCAGTAAACTGATATGCATATCCAGGAGTCTGTAATACTCCGTTTACAAATATAATAAGAACAGAATCTAAATCAATTGCAGAAGAAAGTGGATTATTTACATCCAATTCAAAACTAAGCAATTCACCTCTATAGAAGAGCGGGAATCTCTTTCTTGAACCATTTTGGAATCCAAGTACACTATCAATGTAATCCATTTCACCAAATGACCAAGACGAGAATTTATCATTGAATGTCTCAACAACTTCAAGTTGGAAAGGATTGACTGGTGTGGCAAAGTCTTTTGCTGTAACAAGACCAACAACCTCCATAACGTCGCCAGGTTGGAATCCATATCCAGATCTTGAGATCTTAAATTCATCAATAAGGAATAATGTAGACCCAATTCCAACACTTGTTCCTGCAGATCCAACTGTTAAGTTCAGGAGCAAATTCTTACCAACTTCAGTTGTTGCACCAATACCAAGTCTTGATACACCAACGATTTCCATATTTTCATAATTTGGTTCTGGAATAATAATTGATGGATTAATATATCCTTTACCAGGATTTGTGATTGTAAAGGATAATGTTCCACCAATACCAACCGATGCTTCAATAACGGCACCAGTTCCTCCCCCACCTGCAGATCCAACACCAACACTAATTGTATTTGTGGTGAAGGTGGTAATACCCAAAGTTGCTCCTGCAGCAGGATCAGTTGCTCTTGGATATGGTTGCTCAGTAAAGAAGTCATCATCTGAGCAAGTGAATACTAAACTATCCGTTGCAATTTGAATAGTGTCAGCAGTATCTAATCCATGATTGGAAATAGTTAATTGAAGAACTCCGGTGTGAGAAGTAAATCTAGCATTTGTTGGTGTGAATGGACCACCACTGCTTGCAGTAATGCTATTATTTGTGGATCTTACAAATCTGTGATCATATGCAAGATCAGTAACACCAATAGAAACTGGTGATCTATATCCAGAACCAAAGTTCTGAATAAAGTGTCTTGCAAGAGTTCCACCACCCTCATATGTGTGAGGTATAGTGCTAGGACCAACTTTGATTGCAGCTTCAGTTGCTGAAATAACATTGAATACATCTACTGGATAATCATAATCTGGGAAGATAGTTGTTGTAACGCCAGAATGTGCTGAAGCACAACTAAATTCAAGACTATCTAATTTTACTCTATCACCACCTCTAAGATTATGTGAATCTGTAGTTTCAATTTCTAAAATACCACTTACTTCATTATAAAGTGCTGTGCTAATAGAAACTGCGGTAGTAATAGTATTAATTCCAATAATATTGGTAATCTGACCAGTGGAATTCTTTTCTGCTTTAACTTTTGCACCAAGAAGGGGTGCATATCCAAGACCTGGAGTAGATCCTAAGGAAACAATAAGTCCACCTCTTGGAATTTGGTTTTGATTGATATCGAATTTGGATTCAATAGGTGAACCATCAACAGAACTGATTCCAGTGTAGATAACACTGCTGATTCCTGCAGTGACATCTCTAGTAAATTCGTAAGTATTACCTGCATTGTTTTCAGTAGATGGTGTTTGGAATACGCCATTAATGAATAGAATACCATTTCCTGAATCAACGCCAGTTGTAACAGCACCACCAACTTTAAGTGAGAAAGTTTTTCCGATTCCAGTGAATTCGTCAGAAATATCATCAAATACCATATTAGAATCATAATTAGATCTTAAAAAAGTTCTTCCAGAGAATGCTGCCTGTACATATGGCAGATTGCTCTCATTTCTTCTTGCTCTATTATTTCCTTTTGGTGGATCAGTAAAGTGAACTTTATTCTTAACAATGTTGAATGAACCTCTATAAATCTGAACGTTAGCGCCATCAAAGTGAGTTGTTGCTGCAGTTCCGACTGTACCTCTCTTAACAGATACTGTTGGGAAAGTAGCACCAGCACCAGAAGCGATGATACCACTAATTGGTCCAAGAACTTCACCAGTAACATTGGTACTAAATCCAACCTCAACAATAGACATAAATTCATCATCAACTAAAAGTAAATCTCTTGGTTGAATGGAAGAAATACCTGAAATGTTGAATGTAGAAATTCCTGCGCTTATACCACCAGTTAAGTAATGACCATTATGATCTAATCTATGATTAATTGGAGTAAAGGTAATAGGTTGTTGTACAATTCCATCAATTGCAATAACACTCTTACTCAGTTTCTTAGTAAACTCTAATTCATGAGAATTACCTTCCCCAGCATTAGTGAATGTTACAAATATCCCAGATCTTGCAAATTGTGGCGTTGTTGCAAGTTTGAATGTATCTGGAGTAATTGCAATTGGATAAACTTTTTCAGGAAGTCTATCGGTAACAATACCTGCATAGTTGGAGGTTGCACCAATACCCATTGCAGTCTGTCCAACACCAACAAACGTTGATTTTGGATTGTATAGAAGTTCTTCTCCAGTATTGAAGAAGTGATCTTGCATTGTGAATAAACCACTTGAATAATTAAGTAATGTTGTATTACTAGGATCAAATTCCTTCATATAGATTGGTTTGCCATCATGTTTGATTACAAAATTGGTCCTATTTGCTCTAAGACCATTCAATCCATCATATGCTGTAAGGAACAATAACTTATTAGTTGGTCCATATGAAAGTGGATTTGCTTGATTATCAAAATCCATCTCTCTATAGAAGACTTCATTGAAAGATTGAAGTTCTACATTGTAAGGAGAATCTGGATAGAAGTTAAGATAGAACTGATTTCCAACACGTTCACCACCAAATGTACCGAGACCAGTAACATTATTTGTTGCCGAGAATGTTCCAGGAACAACAACAATATCTCCAACTCTGGAGTTTGCCATAATAGCAACTTGATGTATTGCTGATGTAGTTCCAGCAGAAACACGGACAATGGAAGCAGCAGAGGAGATAGATCTTATATCAAAGGTACCCGCTCTAACAACATTAGATCCAAGTCCATTGACAGACTCATATCTTGCACTCTTCTCTGCACCTACTGGTTGATTGTTGAGAAGGAATCTATAAGTTCCAATACCAGCAACTGTATTTGCAAATCCAACTATATTGCTACGTACATCAATAAATTCATTGCTGGCATTATATGCAGTAATTGATACAATACCTGCTGAAGTATCGTGGAATGCACTTATAATCCCAACACTTGAATTACTGTAAGAAAGTGTTTGTGCATCAAAGTAATATTCACTTACATAAGTGTTTGTTCCATCAAAGTCAATTGTTGCCTCAATATAATTTGTATCGGATGTAAATCTATTTGAAACTTCAATACTCGCAAACAATCCATTAAAATCTGAATCTGTAAATTGTGCAATGACTTTTGTATTAGAACTAATTCCAGTTGTTACACTATTGACGCCAACAAAAGATGAAACTAAATCAACAGATCCAAAACTCTCAGTACCGATTCCAGAACTTCCAGCAGGTAATCCCTGATACAGATATGTTTTCTTCAGAACTTTGATATCATAATCAGTATCAAATGCATCAACAGGAATAAACTTTAGAACTTTTCTATCACCATCCTGAATTTCTGCTTCAAAACTACCAAGTTTATTCTTTGTAAATGTAGTATATTTCTCAAACAAGAATATATTATTTGTTATAGATTGGACTACAAGTTCACTCAATTGAGTATCTTCAGTGTCTGGATCAACAATTTGAATAAGATATCTTACATGATTATCAAGGAAAGAAATTTCTTCAATTTCTAAGAAAGTATCTTTAAATCCTCTACTGGAGAACTGTTCACTAATATCATCATGAATCAACACTCTGTTTGTTCTACATTCAATAAAATCTGTTAATTTTCTATTTTGAATTTGTAAAGCATTGGATTGTGTTAGTCCAGTAATAGAACTTACTCGTGGATTATTATCAAGAGTATTATCAAAGTAATTAACAGTATCAACCCTTCTTTCATTAACAACATCCAGAATCACAATAGAAGTAGTAGTTCCTCCAAGTCCAACTCTACTTGACGCTTTAGATGATACCCCAACATCTGCAAAGTTTTTAAGACCTGCAGGGTGAACTATGCTATTAACAGGAGTTGAAAGTTCATCCCAAGTTATTGGACTCTTGATTGAGTATGAAAGATTCTGATAATAGTCATTGTTTGGTGTTACTTGATAATCTTGACTGATCTTACCAATATCATTATTCCAACCAATATTATTCTTAGAAGAATACTCAATTTCAAACTTACCTCTCTTTCTGTCTATAGAGGTTACATCTGCGATTGTTCCACTAATAAATCCTTTAATTGTATCACCCGCAAAAAGATTCGCCCTACCCTTTACTTTAATATAATCATCTCTCACCAAAGAAACAAATAGATCTTGTCTAGTGTATCCTTGTCCAGAATCTAGATATAATCTTTCATTTTCTACAAAAGAACCCCTTTCCTGCTCAATAGTAATTCTTGGATAATTAGATTCATTGATTAAAGTAGCATATCCAGATTGGAAAGTTTTTGCAATACCGGCATTCGTGGTTAAACCAACTCCAGAGTCATCTACAAGTTGGAAGGTCAAAGATGCTGGACTAGTATTAGCATATTGAATGACCTTGAACATCTGATATTCATAATCTTGAGAATTGAATCCAGATCCATCTGGAGATGCCATTTCAATTCCTTCAACAAAGATTTTATCATTCACAGCAAATTGTGGTGACGCATATCCAAGTATGGGAGTTTTAAGGACACAAGTAGCGATTCCTGTAGGTCCACTAACCATAGACACAATACCAACACCATTCGAATTGTTGATAGCGATTATTCTATGAGGTTCTGACTGCAATCCAAATATAGGTGCAATCTGCTCTACTTCAGAAATAGAACCATTTGGTGCAAATGCAAGAAGTGTAGTTGAGTCTACGACTTTCTTTGTGGTATCATTCCAAAGTAAAAGATCAGGATCACTCAGATATCTCTCACCACCAAATTCAATATTAATATTCTTGATTACATCTAAATTATCAATACTTACGATAGGTGGAACAAATGCTTCGGGCCTTAGCGTTCTATCAGATGCATAGTCATAACCAATATCTCTAAATCTAGTTGTTTTAATTCTACCAATAGAAGTTGATACGCCTAATATATTTGCATTGATACCATTTGTAGATGTTACATCCTTGAACTTAGGAAGTCTTTCAAAGTTAAATCCTTTAGATAAAACTCTAACTTGAGAAATACTACCATTTAATGCGGTCGAGGATCTTGTGAAGTAATTGATTTCATCACATTGCTCATCATCATATTCCAAAACATCAGGGTAAATTTTTGGAGAAACACTGAATTGTGATGTCGCTGTCGTTGATAATCCAAATACACTGTAAACACCATTGTATTCACTATCAACATAGTTAATTTCTGAATGATTTAATACCTCAGTGTCTGCTGTACTAATATATCCACCCTTTGATAATCCATAATACAGTTTGGTTGGAATACTAGGAGAATGTTTTACCGTGAGTGTAGCATTAGAAAGAGATCCAATTCCTACACTACCAACTCCAACTACGTTAAAGTCCCTACTATCCAAAGAACTGTTGTATTCATTAATAAATTCTCTTTCTCTGTAGATTTTTAATTGATATCCAAGTAATGATGGATCTTCTAGATTAAATGTTAAATCTCCATTTCTTACAACATCAATTTTTGGATTAATTGCTGAGATATTATGAATTACACCACCAGTGGTGGTCATACGTAATGTACGCTCAAAATCTGGTTTTGTCTCATAAAGAGTTTCAGATAATCTAAATTTATCCCTAGTATCTTTGACAATGTAATAAGATCCTGTACTCAATCCAGAAGCGACTTCAGTGCTCTCATAATACACTTTATCACCAGTATTGTATCCATGACCAGTATACGTGAATGAACCGTCAGAGAGACTGATAAACGTTGAATTGATACCTATTGTGTTTACGAGTATTTTCTTCTCATCTAAATTCAATTTAAGTTTTACTGCTGCTGTTGTTCCAAAACCAACAACAGTATTTGGTACAACACTCAATCTGACAGTATCGCCCCTTTGAAGACCATGTGTTGCAGAGGTACCAACAACTGTTGTAATTCTATCAACATCACCAACAAGTTGATTTTTATTGGTTTTAAGAAGATACTCTGCATTATCTGATCCATCACTATAGAAGAATAAACCTTCTGTTGATGTGGTCAGACCAACTTGTGTTGTTAATCCAATAAAATCAGTACCTTTATTAATTACATATACTTCCGATAATAGTGATGTTTGATTTGGTATGAAGAAAGTTGCTGTATTTAAATGATCATTACCAACAATCAAAGAATTTACACCTGGAGTTGTTGTTTTTGTAAAGGTAAGTCTCTGACCAGTCTTGAAGGGGTGATTTGGAAGATATATGGATCTACAAGGAATGGAAACCAATTCTGTGGTGATACCAACTTGAACTACCTTATTAATAGCAGCACCAATAGTTGTTCCAATACCAACAGATTCTGCTGCATTAAAGTAAACCAGATTATCTCTTTGAGAAGTGAATTTGCCCGTTTTAACTGGCAACTTAACTCTATCTGATGAAAGGTTTAAATCACTACCAAACGAGTGTGCTGCACCTGTTGCACCATATCTCTTAACTCTAAGAACGCCATTGGATAAGTTGTTTAGTACAGTTACAACTTCATCTCCAGAAGAAGAGACAATCGTTATCGAATTTCCAATTGATACTGTGTTGAATAGTCTTGATACAAATATATCTTCAGTTTTTCCTCCAGGCAAACTGGAGTAACTTGTCATTGTTCCTGCTAAACCTACAGACTCCGTACTGAATCCAATTTTCTTAGAACCGGCAAGATATGTGACTGAAGTCGAAAGACCGCTGATAAGAACAGTATCATTATTGTTAAAATCAAATCCTTTCAACTGATATGCGGATACTTGATTATCAGTATCCCAAACAAATACACAACCTACATTTGAATCCAAAGTAGTTGTGAGGGAGGTAATTCCTACTCCCTTAAGTTCTGAAACTTCTCCTCTTACACTAGTAGAACCTATAGTGTCCTCTAAATCGAAGTTGACTCTATCACCAATAGAATATCCTGTTCCACCATCAATTACTTGAATATCTGGCACATCACCTTTTAGAACTGATTCGACAATAGTAGATTGTTCAAAATCTTCATATGATTCATTAACAAAATCATAATCCGCATAAGGATCATTGACTTTATATGGGAAAGTATTTCGGACAAGTTCTTCGGTATTGAAGTCAAATGAGTGATCTAAAATTAAATTTTCCTTTATAACTTTAGACTTAAACTTATTGCCAACAAAGTATGGATAAGTCGGTATAAAGTCTGGAGAAACTATACTGGTAGTCACACCTGCAAAGTATGCATAAACCCCATTGGGGAAGTCTGGCGTTTTACAGAATCTTCCATTATGATGATCTAAATCACCAATATTATCATATTGATGATCTTCAACAAAGAATCCTGGTTCAAAACTTGGTCTATCTAGAACAGAACTAGTTCTTAAGACATATCCAGTTTCAAGTCTCTTAATACCAGATTGAATATCTTCTGAAGATGTATATCCGAAAGGTCCATAAATTGGGTTTCCATCATATGCCCACCCAATAATAGGTGAGTGAGATCCATTCAAAGGTTCGAAGTTGGATGCAAGATCTTCAGAATATCCATAAATTCCATATACTAAGGAATTTTCTTCATCATTCTTATAGAGATTTGAGTAAATCTTTGTAGAATTATTTGCCGATATCTTTCCAAATCTATAAGCATCATTTACGTTAAGGACTCTAATCCTAGTATCGAACAATACACCAGATCCTCTAGGATCTACAAATATGGACGTAGATGCAGAACTATATCCAATACCACTATTAATTACGATGACATCATCCAGTCTGTCATTGACCATAACAGGTCTCAAGATTGCTCCAGTTCCTCCAGAAGGATCTTCAATTGTTAAATCTGGAGTAGATTCATAATTAGAACCTTTATTCAAAACTTGAATATCTACAATTCTTCCATTTGAAATGACTGGATTAACTTGAGCATTTTTGCCTTTACTAATATTAATCAGCGGTTTTTTATGCAAATTGAGTGTAGTTGAACCATATCCAGTTCCAGACTCATATAAGTATGCATCAATAATTTCACCTGTTATTACAGGAGTAAATGAGAAAGTTCCAGTAGTTCCACCAAACGAAACATTAGCATCTACTCTGATCTCTGGATATTGGAATACTTGATATCCACTTCCAGTAGAATCAAACTTGACGTATTTTCCCCTACTCAAATCTGATGTGAACGTACCAGCAACACCAACATTGACAACTCTAAAACTATCTGAAGTTAGTCTCTGAATAGAGTATCTATTCAATGTGGAAAGACCAACTACTTCAGTTCCAGTAGTTTGATATGTAACAACTTCTCCAGTCTTTAATCCGTGATTATCAAAGTAAATCGTGTTATATTCGGTAGAAATACCGGATGCTTTAACTCTAAGTTTTCTGTGAGTATATCCAGAACCACCATCTAATACTTTAATCGCTCTTAAATTTTTCTGAGGTAAAGTTCTAAACTTATGAATTCCAGCCGCACTTGTTGCTGTTGATAGTCCGATGGTATTGATTCCCGTTACACTAGAGAATGCATCAATATCATTTTTGAATAATCTAATGGTACTAGTGTTTACAACTCTTGCAACATATTCGTCACCAATAGCAAGACTACCAGTTACTAAGTTATTTGAATCATAAGGGTCTCCAGTTGAAATTGGATCATTCCCATTATGATTGTAAATAATATGCTGCCCATCGGCAAGATTATGCTTCTTAGTAAATGTAATTGTTTCGTTGTTAATATCAATACCGCCACCAAGAATTAGATTGCGACTATCAAAACTTACTTCTCTAAATCTTTGTCCAACAATAGGTTCAAGTGAACAACCAGATCCATTTCCACCAGTCAAAGAAACTGATAAAAATTCTTGGAAATCAAAATCTTGGGGGTCAACAAAAACTTCTTTTACACTTCCTTTAACAACTGGTTCAACATATGCTGTTAAACCTGCTCCAGTAGAAATTGTAATTTTAGGTGGAGCAATTACATCATATCCTCTTCCACCATTAAGAACTTCAAACTCTTCAATAGGACCATAGTAGATCTTATCTCTAGATGCTGGACCAGAAATTTCTACACCATCAACTAATACACCAACATTACCATATTCTCTTTTTTCGCTCTGAATTTTAATATTATTTTGAGAAAGTGGAAACTTTCTTAAAATATTATTTCCAGAAAGTTCTCTATTTTCGTGACGCCTTAATGTAAAATTATGAACTCCAGTATTATTATTTGGTCCGATTCTTACAAACTCATTTCCACCCAATGTTGACTTGGATGAATAAACTCTGATTTCATTTTGTGCAACTAGTTTTACAAAGTAATACTCACCAGAAACTAATCCAGATAATTGATTTGTGGCAGTATATTTAATTTCATCACCATCTCTAAAATCAACTGGTGTAGAGAATTTGATAGAACCATAACTCTTAAAGTATGCACTAAAGTCTCCTAAATTGGAGACTGTTCCATCTAGTAATGAAGACTCTACAATATTACTTGGAATGGAGTATCCAGGTAATGAGTTTGAAGCAACGTAACCAAATTCCTGATTATCATTAGTATAGACGTTTAATGCATTAGCAATATAAACATTATTACCAACAGATATAATGACTCCAGAACTCTTTGATTTAACAAGTTTTCTTCTAATACTATACTCTCTAGTTGGATCTACGACAAATGTTCCTGTATTAGAAAGTGTAACTTCTTTGGAAATTGCATTTATGTTAGAGACTTGAGCAAAGGAAGAATTAGAAGAATTTGGATCGGGAACAACAACTTGCTGACTATCACCAATAAGAACTTCTATAAAATCACCTTCCTTCAGGCTTGACTTATCAATATCAGATTTCAGTGTGAATGCGGAACCTGAAATAGAATCAACTTCAAATCTTGTGCTAGTATTGTAAATCCAAGAATTTGCAAATGTTTGTACCTGAGTCTTATCATTCGAAGGATTGAAAATAACTTCACCAACATTTCTGACAGTAATAAGTTCATCCTCTTCGATAAGAGGAATATCTTCTAATGCGACAAACTTGGAGAGAACGCCTGTGATTCGCATATCACATCTACTCTCAGTATCACCATCTTCATATCCAAAAATAGTTTCATCTTCTCTAACAAGATCATTCAGTTCTATCTTAGATGTAACTCCAGTACATCCATAAAACTGATTGATGCTCTTTGATGTATAGTCAATTCTATTATTACCAGAAATTATTGTTCCTGTTTGACCAAATCCAATTGTGGAGTCAACACTAATTACAGTATCATTTACATTAACTGGTTCTAAAGACCTTGATGCACCAGGAATTCTAAAAATTCCTTCAACTAATTCTCTGTCATTATATCCAACAAACAATCCAAGTTTATAGAATGTTTTTTGATTTCTAGTAAAGATCTCAACATTAGATACCGATGCATTTGTATCAAAATCATTTGATTTGAATATTGTTTGACCTTCCAGTTTGAATGGATTGCCAGATATATTTTCTGCTACAATAATTTCTCTTCTAATATATTCTGCAGAAGAAGGTTTGATAAGTCTATTTTCAAGATCAATTACAGTGGCTTCAGCACCATATAATACCTTAAACAGAATCTTGATTGATTCTGCAATACCTTTAGATTGATAAAAATTTCTTGCGTGTTTAATGAAGTTTCCAACATTCAAATCAGAAACAAAATCATATTCCTCAAGACCAGGAGTAAAAGTTCTCTTTAACTTTTTATAGAATTCCTGTAAGAATAGGACACTAAGGTTTTTCACAACTACTGTTTGATCATGATCGGCAGCAGCAGAATCTCTAAATGTAATATTTTGCTTATTTACATTGCTGAAAACACTAGAGATGCCAACATCATATCCAGTGATCCCACTAAAACCACGAACACAACCAGTAAACGAAGTTGCAGTTTTGTCCGTATACGTTACAATTTCATCACCGATCTGTAACAAACCGTACTCATCTGGGAATCCAACAGTTGATGATACATTAATAACAGTATCGGATTTAGATACTGCTGATGAGAGAGATACTTTACCTACGACAACCTCAGGGATGAGATTATCTAACTTGATATAACGATCAAGATTATCGATAAGATCAACATTTCCGCCCTGGTGCTCCAGCGACAGATAATATTGTTTGAAAAATTCGACAGCTTTTGGAAAGTCTGCAACTAAGAATTCTGGAAGTTGGCTCTCAATAATTTTATTGAGTTGCACTCTCTTCTCAAAATGAGACATATTTTATTTCCTCTCTAGATCTCCGTTTGAATAACTTGAAGTATAGTAATCTCTTGTGAAAGATACCCCAGAAATGTCTTCGCCAGAAGCGATAACATCTTTAATCATATTTATCTCGCTATTTGAAATGCTAAAAGAAAGATATAAATCTTTTAGACCAACAACATCATTAGATTCTGGGTACGCTTGAATCTCAATCATATTGTTTGGTCTATCAGTTTCCACGATATTTAAGGTATTGAGAATAACTTCTCCTTTCATGTAATCAACAATGCCCGCATCTCTTGCAACAATAACTTTTTCACCGTTAGAGTTGACTTTGACTACTGAAATAACTCCTTTCATCAAGTCTGCGTTTGGAACGTCTGTGAAATATACAACTGAACTTTCTCCAGAGAGTTTAAATCCAGTAGATTTAATATTGAGTCCATTTGGTTTTACATTGAACCTATTACCAAAGCAAATCTCATATTGTGCAAATTGACCAATCAATACCTTTATATCTCTTCTAATTTTAACCTTAGTGATATTAGAAGTAATTGCATTATCAACACGATCAATCAATTGAAGTATCTTACTATACTTAAAACGACCACCAAAGCGGTTCATATCAATATCTTTGGAGTATTTTGTCAAACTATCAATAATATTTGTTCTCAAGTCGTCAGTATTGGATACTTGTGCCGAGTTGTAGTAAACATTTGACTCAAGTTCAACGTAAAGTACCTTAAGATCAATGATCTTTTGGTTAATACCTGCAATTGAGTACTGTTTTAACTTATTGAGTATGTTTTGCTTGTCAAAATCGGAGACATAAGTGCCATTTTTTGGTTTGATGCTGATTTGAACAGTTCCAAACTGAGGTGGAGTCAATTCTTCGCCACCAACTACTGCAACAGAGTCTGTATTTGGATAAATTGACTGAATAATCGCCTCATAGTCCCTTGATGTAACCGCTCTATATTGTGCTGAGTAGAGTCTTGGAGCAAAATACTTGATAGAGGACACATTTTCAATTTCACCGCCGTTTTGCGCCTTCTGGACGGTGGTTACGGGTACAGATGCAGTAGGAATTACCCTAACATTTGACTGATCTACAAAATTTCCTTGAAAATCAAAGACGGAAGGACCATTTCCGCTTTCACCATCGGTAACAATGTACCTAACACTAATAACTGCGTTGTTTTCTACCTCTTTTCCAAAATATCCGTCACCAAACAAGAGTTCATAGTGCTCATCTTGCACTTCTTGCAATAAGAATATCTCAGATGTCTTATCAATATTTAAAATATTGTCAACTTTCTTATATTCTATGCCTAAACCAGTATCATTGATGCCTTTTACAAAAACAGTGATCGTGGATGTGTCAATATTTGGATTGTCAAGGATAAATCGTTGATCAACAGAGGTATTAACTAAGAATTGTCTTGTTAAATATGAACCTTGACAGATTTCAATGGGTTTTTCTGCAGTTCCAAATTGCGCTACCCCGTTTATGACGGAAGCAGTGATATCTTGTGGTGTAGAGAAGCGATACGAAGTGTTATCTTGCCTCCCAAGGCACACTAAACCTGCTTCAAGCGTGATAAAATCACTAGTGGTAGTCGTAGGTACACTGAATGTTACGTGTGCCTTAGCGGCGCTTTTGGAGCGAGGTATATAACCAATGTTTCTTGCCAGTGAAACCACGTTTTCACGAACTGTTGCTCCATCCAGGAAGGATTCATTTACAACTAAGTTCGCATTAAACGCACTAATATAGGTATTGTACGCAAGAGTATCGATCAGGACCGAAAAATTAGATCCTTCAAAGTCAAAATCTGTGAAATTTGAATTTGCACGGAGATAATCTTTGATCTGAACCTTAATTTGATCGAAATCTAGATTAGTAAACTGTGTGAAAGGCATATCTTATCGTGTTGCCTCTAATATGAATGAAAATGCTTGGGGTGGAAAATCTTGACCTACAATGTCAAAGAATACATTGATATCAAAACTATTATCATCAGGTCTTGGATCGACTTCAACTTGTATATTTTCAACTCTATCCTCATAAAATTGAATTGTATCGGTAATTTGGTCCTGAATAATACGTGCAGTACCGACATCAACGAACTCAAAGAGACTTCTGCGAATGTCAGACCCTAGATCAGAGTTAAAAAATCGTTCTGTCGGTATTGTTTCAACCAAATTACGAACTGAGCGTGAAACAGCACGCTCATTAATCAAGACAGGAAGGTCTTTCGTCACAGGATGTGGATCAAATGATAAACTAATATCCTTGAATGCTCTTGAAACCCTCTTACTAGGCATTGAAATGATAGATTTTTCTGAATTTATTTATACCTTCTACTCAGAAATCTGACCATAAGTAGATTCTGTACCATTATCATCACGAATTTTTTCATATAGTTCAGTTTGCTTCTTAGAATCATGCTTTTTAGGAGTCATATCATCATTAGCAATCTCACGAAGCATCTTCTGATGCTGATCATTAGCTAGATTGTCGAGAAAATCGTTCATTGTTTCATTTTGGTAGTAGTCAGTAACGAGTCTTGTGGTTCCCCACATCTCTTTCATGTAGTTGGAACTTCTATCGACAGGTGAATTGCCCATTTTATCTCCTAATATAGAAGAACTTTTAGAGGGGTTACTATCCCTTATTGGTATTTATTTTAGTATCCGCGTTTAATGTTAGGATTATTACCATATTGTTGAATCCTACTTGCAAGTCCTTTTAATCCTCTACTAATTGCGTTGCCAGTTCTTCTACCGATATCAGTCTCCGAATTCTGTCCAATCGTTAAACTAGTACCAGGAACTGGTATTTGAACATTCTTAGATCCTGACTTAGATAATTGATCAAGTGCTGAACCTGACTTAGCTTGATTAAGTATTGCGTCACCAGTCATCGTGGCATATGGTGCAACTATACCAAGTGCTGCTTTTCCTTTTTGCAACAGATTTGTATCCTTACTGACTAGTGCAGGAACGTTGGCGGCACGTTGAAGATTCTTAAAAGGTTGAACTCTAGTCATAATCCTATTAACGGGACGAGTCACCGGAGATAATGCTTGTCCAACTCTATCTCTTAATCTAGTCAGTGCATTACCAGTACGTGGTTTAGTAAGAGTACCTGCAGTAGCAGCATTTTCTGTAAGTATAATATTTGCTTCAGTATAGAATTGATTATATGTTTTCATTATATCAATCTGGTTTTAAATATTTATTAAAAAAGAGGGGTCGATGCCCCTCAATGTATTAACCTCTACCTTGTCCGCGATAGACTTT